CTCGTGCGTTCCGGAACATCGTGCCACTCTTGGAGTAACGCGGTGAACTGGTTAAGGTTATCGGGGCGAGTTGGAATGTCACCATTCACGCCACGAGTTGTTGCGGTTGCACCACCGGAGTCCGCGACCAGGAACGTAGCTTCGTTACCATTGATCTCGGTTTCTACAGTAGTGGTACGTCGAGCGAGGGACTGGCCCTTCTCGAAACCCATGACGACTTCCTGGCGAAACATTTCTTGGAAGGCTGTATCAGCCATATCAGATTGCTCCTATTCAGTTAGTGGTCAGTTAACCGCTTCGTCGGAGTAGGCTTTAGTGTCGGATCTGTCGGGTAGGCCGTGTTGTTCGGGGCCGACTCCTCGAGGTCAAGGGTCTTTCTCAGCGTCCAGGGGATGATAGATCACGGTGGGCAGAAAGTTCAAGACCCCACCAGGCAAAAAAAACCCTGGTAATAAGCCAGGGTAAAGATCACACAAGAATCCAGCCTGGCCACTGTGAAAAAGACCGGCGGGACTTCTATCTTACTGACTTCCCTCGAATTGATCAATCATTGTCTGGGCCTGCATGTACTCGGCCTGGGCCTGCTTGTCCTTGTGCCAGCCAATCGAATCGTCGCGCATGCGGTCCTTAGCTTTGGCCACGACCTGCCTCGCATCGTTCAGTGTTGCTTCGGTACCACCCTTCATCGGATCCATCGGAGTGATCTGCCGATCGACACCAACCAGCCAGGTCATGAACTCGGGGCTGTTCATAATGCCGCGACCATCGGGCATCTTGGCCTGCTTCACCTGGTCACGGATCGACTCCGGTAACAGGTTCAGCTGGTTGCTGGCTCGGTTCATGTTGATCGTGAACTCAGGCCCCCATTGCTCTTTCATCTGGGTCGTGAACTCCTGGGCATCCAGGTTGTCCTGGGTGTGCATCAGCTCGACGACCTTGTCGGTCTCGCCCATGTAGGTACCCATCAACTCGGTCAGGGCTTCCTGGGAGATGTTGTGCTTGTGGGCGATCTCGGACACCGGTCCCAGCATCTCGAGATCCATCTCGGACAGCTCCCGATCGGCAGCGGAGAAATCGTACTTGCCATCGACTGGGATGCCATTGGCCTCACGGTACGCACCCAGCTGTTCATCAGTAGGATCGTCGGGCAGACCGGTCGCTGTCTCGCCGGCACGGAGCTTCTCGTGTGCCTGGACCGCGCCTTGAATGAAGGAGGCCTCGTCCTGGAATCGTCCCAGGATCGGGGCGTAATCTTCATCCTTACCCTGGTGAGCAGTGAAGCGATCGCGCCAGGATGGTTCGGGTTTGCCGCCCTCGCCCTCGCCCTCGCCGGTCCCTTCGCCCTCTCCCTCACCGGATCCTTCACCTTCACCGGATCCCTCGCCTTCACCTTCGCCACCACCGCCTTCACCTTCGCCGGCTTCATCTCTGTAAGGCTGACTATGCAGCCATCTGTTGTTCATGAATTTCACTGGGTGTTCTCCTGTTGTTGGTCCATCTCGCCGATCGAAAGCCGGCGTTGACGGAAGATTTCTTTGGCCACGAATACTCGGCCATTAAGGAATGCGGTCTCGTCGAAGGCACCGCGTTGGTAGGCCTGGACATCCATCAGGCACAGCTTCTCGCAGATCACTTTGATTGCGATAGCCTGCTGCTCGGGTTCGGCGTTCTCGTCGGGGTTGGCTGTCATCTGCAGCGCAATCAGTTCGTGTCTCTCGAGGACTGGGACCTGGAAGACATCAATCTCTTTTTTTTTGGCCATGCTTATCTCATATTGGCGTCACATCTCGGTGCTTCTTGAAGCCGTTGGTTTGGTAGTCGTGCGGGTTGGTCAGGTTGGTCGCATCGTCAGACTTGTCCTTGCAATCCTTGTTGGAGTCAGGCTTTGGCGTGTTGGCGCCGCCTGGCTGCTGCTGCTGTGGTTGTGGTTGTGGTGCCATTATGCTGCCTCCTGTGCGGCCTGGGCCTGGGCTGCTGCCGCTGCTTGCTGCTGTTGTTGCTCGGTCATCGTCTTCACATCTGCCAGGCTACGCAGCCATTTTTCTGGTGCGCCAGATCCCTGGATCGCATCGCGTAGTGAGACAGCGAAGTCGACATGGTTGGCCACTGCTGGATCCGCGGCGGCTGCTTGCTCGAGAAGTGCTGCGACCTGCTGGAACTGGGTGACCTTCTTCTCTTCGTCGGCCTCGGACAATGGAGACTCGAACTTGAATCGGATCGCCTGGCCAAGCAGTGACTCAGGAATATCCTGGGGCGATCCCAGGAAGCCATTCTTCAATGCAGTCTCGAAGGCCAGCTCACACATGCGGCCCGAGTACTCGTGTTCGATGGGTGCGAAAAGCGGTAGATTCTCGCGCCTGAATTGCTTCATTCTTTCACTGACCTCGTAGGCTGTCATCTCTCGGCCCAGGTCAGGCATGTTGATTTTATTGACATAAAACGCTGACTGCAGGACCTCGACGATGCCATCCCTCATCTCCATGCCGAGCGGGAATCCCTTCGAGTCCTGGACCAGGGGCCGCAGGCTGGCGCCCAGGCGTTCGTCGTAATCCTCGGACACGAACGTGATGCCATCAGGGTAGAGATTCGCATCTCCTCTGATCACATTCTCGGTCGCAATAATTGGGGGTCGAGCATGCCGTTCGCCGGCCTCGAGCAAGGTATGCGTCATTGCTTGCAAGGTCCGTGCATCCGGTAGCCCGACCACAGTCGCGGGGCTGTAGGCGTAGGGTGAGCAGGCGATCGTTTGGAATCGAGGCACGATGTAGCGCGGGTGCATGTTGCCGCCGATCTCCAAGATGGTCTCAGTCTGCAGATCGAGCGTGAGCTGGACCCGCGGGAATCTATCGTACTGGCCATCGCCGTACATGGCGCTGGTGATATCGAAGTGGTGGATCGGGACCTCGTGGAACGGCGTGTCCTTCAGTTTCTTGCGGTGGGCCAGGGGCATGTTCTCCTCGCCGTAGTACGCTGCCATCTTGTACAGCTGGATGTCTTCCTTGCGGACGACTCCATCGACCTGGCCATTCTCGTCGTCCCACCAGGCGATGTCTTTCATGTGCCAGGTGCGGAACAGTAGACCGCTGGCCTGGCGGTTCAATTCGATCGACATGACGCCGTTGCCGAATGTCACATAGTCGTTGTCGAGTTCCTTGGTGGCCCTACGGAAGTTCGCGTTGCGCTGGTTCATCAGCATCATCAATCGCTTGGTCGCCCACTCGAGCCACATCTTGCCCTCGTGGTCAGCCTCGCCCTCGATGCCGATCGAGAACCACTCACCATCGCGTAGCATCGCTTCCAGGGAGTTGGCAAGTTCTCGACGGATCAACAGTGGCGTTGAGCTGGCCAGGCTGTCGGTCAGCTCTTCACCGATGTAATGGGTCCGGAGAAAATCGTTGCGCTCGGGATAGAAGTTTTCAGCCAGCTCCTGCCATAGCGACAGCACAGGATACTGCTTCTCGAATCGCTCTCGCGAAAACTTGCGGAGCATGCCAGGAGACATCGGCATGGCTTATCCCAGGCTCTGCGATTGACTCAGTACAGTTCCCTGCCGGCCAGTGCCTGCGCGTCGAGCCTGGATCTGCTTCTGCGCTGCGATCCTGGATGTCGTGGACATGGATCCGGTGGGCGTCGACTCGGCCAGCTTCCTGGCTTCCTCTTCCTGCTCCTTCTTCGCCTCGGCCTCGGACTTCAGTGCGTCCTCACGCGCCAGCTTGGCATCTGCCTCGGCTGACTTTCGGGCCTTCTTCGCATCGCTTGAGCTTTTGTAACTCGTGAACGCGGAGATCGCGCCCATCACTGCTGTTGCTGCCATTATGCAATCCTCGAGGTTCTACGTTTTGATGGGGCATCGAATGGAGTGGAGGCACGGGCAGTGGCTCTGCCTGACCTGCGCTCACCGGCCTGTTTCTGGGCAGCTACGCCGCGGCCTACCCTGGTGGTGCCAGCTCTCTTCCTGCCGGCGAGTGACTTGGCCCTGTCGTCTTTTATGGTGGACCGGATCTCCTTGGTCTCGAACTCGATCTTCATTACATCGTAGAGTTCGGTGCCGACCGACCTGGCCTTCTTCTCCGCTTGATTTCTCCTCGCCTTGTTCTGCGCCCTGGATCGATCAGCAGAGCTATTGAAGTCGTCCTGCTTGCCGACACTGACGTAGGAGTCTTCCTTGTAATGGAACTCCCAGTTGCGCGGGTCGTCGGCTCTCTTCAGGAATGAATCCTCGACCTGGGCCTTCTTCCTGCCGACGATGTTCTGGCCGGCCACATATTTCTCGCGCTTGTATGCTCCCTTCTCGGATTTAGTGGTGTTCTTTATCCGTGCTTCCTTTTGCTTCTTCTCCCTGGCTGTGCGCTTGAGATTCGCCGCACGGCGCTTCGCATCGTTCCTTCGATCTGCTGCCTGACCGCCGCCTGGATCGCCAGGCATGGTTAAGAATCCCCAGCTCGTGGTCTCTTCATCGCGCCACCGTGGCCTGCACCACTGGCATCGTTGTTGGTGTCCTTGAACTTCCCACCACCGGCGCCAGTGTCATTGGCCAGGCCCTTGCCCTCTCGAGCAGCGCCCTTGTTAGTTCGGAAGCCGTCGAGCTGGCCCATGTCGTAGTTCCCCTCGGTACCGTCTTTGATCTTGGTACCGCCGGTGTTTTGTTTCTTGGATCCGTAGTTAGGCATTACAGTACACGCTCCCAGTTCTCTTCGGTTAGATGAAAGCCCAGCTTCGTGAGCAGAGATCTGAAAGGGTAATCCACCTTCATGTGAATAATCAAGACCTCAGCTCCAAGGTTTTTTAGGTCCTCAGCTGCGAGCTTCATCATCCGATATCCGACCGTGCCGCCGCGGTGGGCTGGGTCAATATACATGATGTCATTCAACGCGATCGTTGTCT